GTTTTGTCCTCCAACGTACCAGATTTGTGTTCGTGGAGGACAAAGTACCAACGGAAAAATTTTTCCCGTTGGCAAAGGAGGTGTCTCAAGCGCCTCATTGCTATGCGTGACGATATTTTGATCAACAAAGCAATTGAGGAGCAAGGAGGACCTTTTACCCCCAGCCGTCCAGAGGTGACCACTAATTCATCACTTTTGCTGGGTGTTGGTTTGACACGCCCGGAAGTTGACGACGCCTTGAAGAGTAGGAAGAGCCACAATTTGCTCACCTCTCGTCAGGTAAGGAGGATCAAGCGTGAAGTGTTGCAAAGGAGAACTGCAGCACGGCGTGCTATGGAAGCGGAGAAGTCCGTTTCAGATTGGGCTAAGAGAAGAACTGTAGCCCGCAATAATGCACGTGACTGGAAGCAGGAGATTGAAGAACAATCTCCATTGCTTGTGTCCCAGATTGGTCTTCTGGCTCTTGGCACTGCTTTGACTCTTAGAGGGGTAAAGCGTGTTGAAGAGGGTGCCACCTCACTTCTTGATACTGTCAAGAAGCATGTAAATGAGTTGGCGAAGACCTTGAAGGGATATGGTTCCATTCTTCGCACCGTCATGATATTTGCGGTGTGCGCATTTTTGTGTTGTCAAGTTGACAACCCCATGATTCGTATGGCGATTCTTGGATTTGGCGCATCGTGTATTCCTGGCGTTGGGGAAAAACTGCAAAAGGCGTTAGCCGAAGTCTTTTCGAAGGCTACGCCTGAATTGCAGTCTGGAGCTGGCCTTGGTTTGTTACCAAAGGCCATTGCTATTTCCGTTTTGTACGCTATCGGTGTGCATGGTAAGCGAAATGTGGCTAATGCTGCGGTTGATGCCGTTGGAAAGCTGCCAAGGTTTACCAAGGGTGCCGAGTGTCTCGGTGAGTATACGTTGTTGATTGTTCAAGCAGTCATCAATGTTGTGAACCGTGCACTTGGGAGACCTGAGTTCAGGTTTCGCGATAAGTACACGAAGGAGATTGATGATGCTATTGAGACTGCATGGAGTCTTGACAGAATGATTACGAAAGGATACGACGCCAAGGACAGCCCTGGTGTTTATGCTTCTTGTATGAAGAGCCTGTCAGATTTGATCCGTCTCATTGGTATGGTTCACCATGACAAAGACGCTCGGATGGAGTTGTGCCAGGTTAGGAATATAATTTCCAGCCACTGCACGACTCTGAAGAAGGTCCTGGGTCATGGGGGAGGTTTTCGCGTTGAGCCAGTCTCAGTTTGCATTGAGTCAGAGCCCGGTGTTGGGAAAACCATGAACATTAGTGCATTGGTTTGTACTACATTGAAGAAGTCTGGCATTATGCCAAATATGAAACTTAAGGATGTAGGAACAGCCATGTATACGAGACCACCAAATTCACCTTATTTTGACGGGTATTTTGGCCAGGAGTGTTACTTTATTGATGACCTTTTGGCTGTAAAACCGACTCCTGGTGTTGTTTCGCACTTTGAAGATGTTATGGCCTTTTATGGGACGGTTCAAACGCCCCTTAATATGGCCGAGTGCGAGGCAAAGGGAATGTATCCATTTACTTCATCACTTATGCTAATGACGACCAATGTGAAGTCATTGGAACAAGTGAATGCTTCTGCCATTTTGACCCAACCTGCTGCGTTTAAGCGTAGGTTTGACATCCACGTTCATGTAGAAGTCAGGCCAGAATACGCTTTGGATGGCAACCCTCGTGCTTTTGATTATAACAAGTACAAGGCAGAGGTTGATAGATTGAAGGAGGCAGGCAAAGTTGGCTTTGATGCACATCCTTGG